TTAAATCTTCCTCTTTTTCTTTTTATATTGCTTTTCACGGTCTTTAATTATATTTAGGAAATGTTTATAATCACTTGGAGTTATCCAAAATGCAAATTTTCTAGTAAATATCTTCCTATATAAACCATCTTTACTATATCCAACTTCTTCTATGTAACTTGAATCTAAATACATACTTTCATTATTAATTATTATTTGATTACTATCTGAAGGAAACAAAACTTTTGCATCCTTTAATGTTGTATTATAATCTATATTTAAATAATCTATAATAAAATCTCTGTCATATTTTAAACTTTCAGTTTTATCTTTACCAAATAAATTACTCAAAAATCCCACAATTACACTCCTCTTATTTATAGCCTTTTTTAATAATTCTATCATCTATAATAACTGTGTGGCAAATCAATTTCAGTCTTTTTAAGGAAAGTAAATCCAATACATATAATACTCTCTCCAAATTATATGTTAAGATATAAAAATAAAGGTAGCTCCTAAGAACTACCTTCAATAATTATAAACCTATTCTTTTGATAACCTTTTTTAATGTATCAAATCTATCTGAACCTTTTAAATATAAATTTGCCTTTATATCATCTAATCCACCACCAACTGCATAAACACTTCTTCCCATTCCAACTTTATAATCCTTTTTATGGGCTAAAATAGAATCTTGTTTATTTACATTCAACCAATCATTTAAATATTCTGCTGCTCTTTTATCTACATCATTACCATATACAACTACATTTCTATGAGATTTTATTGGATTATTTTCAACCATTTGACCTGTTAATCCTTTTACTATTGCATTAGCTACTTTTTCAGCATTAAATATTGACATATCTTTTGAATTATCACAAAAACATACCTCAACTAACATAGCTTCACAGCTTGTATTACCTATTACATATAAATCACTACCATCTTTTATGCCACGATTAGTAAATCCTAGTACAACTAAATTATTTAATATGTCATTGGCTTGCTTATAACTTTTCCCACCATATGTGAAAACCTCTGTTCCATGAGCATTTTTATTAAAACAATTAAAATGAATAGATACATAAAAATCTAAATTATTATTATTTGCTACTGATACTCTTCTACTTAAACTATCATTTAGCGATGTACAAGTATCTACTGTACAATTAATAACTGTATGTCCTAATTGTTTAAGTCTTGATATTACTAAATTACCAGCTTCTCTAGTTAAATCACTTTCTGGTCTTATCCCAACTGCTCCATAATCATAACTTCCTATATATTGGGTATGACCACAATCAATTCCTATTTTCATATTTATTCACCGTCCCTATTATTTTCTTTTATAGCTTGTCTAGTGGAACTTTGTCCAAAATAAAATGCTATTATCATTAAAAATATAGTTAAAAATTCATTGCTACTTATTCCACCTTTAAGTACCAATATACAAAATACTACAGTAGTTAATAATGCTATAATTTTCTTAATCTGCAACATGTTTTTTAATTGCTCCATCTACACCACTTCCCTATTTAAATATTTTATTTTTTATATCCTCAACATCCTGTTTTATATCTTCAACTACTCCAAATTTATCTGCAAGTTTATCAATTGTATTTTGATAGTTTTTTTCCCTATCCCCTGTTGTTTTGAGTACATACAATAGTAGAAAAACAAATAGCCCATATCCTAATCCTTGACTTAATGCTGCTTTAATTAATTCATCCATATTACACCACCTTTTATATAAGAAAAAATAGGCAATAAAAAAGAACCTTTTTGGTTCCAATCTATTGCCTTAACTACTTATTGTTATTTAATATTAGTTATGTAATTGTTAAAATATGTATAAATATTTAAAAACCTGTGTTTTTAACTTTTCTCAATGGTTATCAATTATACACAATGGTTATCAATTAGCAATGTGAATTATTTTTAAAAGAAAAAGCACTATTAAGTAGTGCTCTTTCTTTGTCATATAAACAAATTTGTCTTAATTCTTATCTTCAATTGTTGTAAAAAAATCAAATACAATTTTAGAAGCTTGAGCAATTAATTTGTCATCATGCTTAGCTTCTTTTGTATCATGGGTTGATAATATTGCAACAATTATAGGTTTTTTACTTGGTGGCATCACTACCGCTATATCATTTCTTATTCCATAAGGACCAGTTCCACTCTTGTCAGCGACTACCCAATTCTCTGGTGCACCTGCACGAATTAATGTATCACCTGTTGTATTTCCTGTCATCCAATCAATAAGAATTTTTTTCTTATCATCCGTTAATACATTTCCAATTGTATATGCTTGCAAATCTATTGCCAACTGTCTTGGTGTACTAGTATCTTTAGTATCTCCAGGTATAGCTTCATTCAATTCTGGTTCTATACGCACTGGTTGTGTAACATTATCCCCTAATTGATTAAGTGCTAATTTAAAACCACTAACTCCACCTATGTGATTTAACAAGAGATTTGCAGCTGTATTATCACTAAATTGTAATGCTGCTTTGCATATCTCCTCAATTGTCATACCCTCCTCAACATTATTTTTAGTAATTGGAGAATAAGAAATAACATCTTCTTCGTTATATTTAATTACTTGATTAAGTTGCTCTAATGTATCTTGTTTCAAAACAGAACCTGCTACTAAAACCTTAAAAGTAGAACAATATGCGAACCTATCATCTGCACGATATATAACTTCTTTACCTGTTTCTGTATCTAAAGCATATACACCCAATTTAACATCATAGTCATTTTCAAGTTGTGAAAATTCTGAATTATACTGTGTGTCAAATCTCTTATTTACAGATGCTTGAGTTGTTAAACTTCCATAGCTAGCAAGAGAAGCAATTACAAGTAGAGTAATTATAACAATTTTAAATTTCTTTTTAATCATAAAAAAACAATCCCCTTTCAAGGATATTATACTACAATATTTTCCATATACCTTTTTCACAACCATTTATAAGTATAAATATATACTTATAAATACGTATTAGTTATCAAAAGCGACATAAATTAAGTTTACATCGTTAAATGAAAATATACTACACAATAAATTTTATTAAGAAAACTATTCCAGCTATTATTGCTGATCCAGCTATTGATAAGACTATCCCCTTTAAAAATCCTATAAAATGATACATATAATCCTTATAAGCAGGATGTCCTTTAGTACCAGGTAATATCATAAAATTAGGATTAATTTTGCAAAAAATTAACCAATCAAAAATAATTAAATCAAAGGCATTCCATATCATAAAAACAATAAACAAATGTAAAAATAATATTAAATAAGATATACTGACATACTTATATGAAAAAAAAGTAGAAAATATAAGGTAAAGCATTACTAATATCAACATTGGAAGAGCCATCATTAAGAATCCCTTTTTCTCATTCTTTGTTTGTTTTTCAACACTATTAACAATCTTTAAAGGATAACTTTTCATTTCAAACCTTGGATTAACTTTTAGTATCACTGAAATCCAAACACATATAACAATTGAAATTATTATACCATCTAATAAAGCCTTACTTATTATCATCAAAACCACACCATTTAAATAAAATAGTATACACAATTTACTATTTTGTAACTTTTTTTATTATACTACTATGCATCAATATATAGTCCTCTACTACTTGCCTATAATCTGGATTAGTTACATCAGTTATAATCCTAAATGCTACAATATAACATTTAAAAATAGACAAAATAAAAAGACTATCACCTAGTCCCTACTTTGTCTTAATTTTTATATAAAAAATGGACAATAGAAAAGTAATCTCTTTTTCTATTATCCAAGTTAAGGTTTCTCGGATCATGTGAAGTAACATTGCTATTACACTTTTGTATTATACATACTATTTAAGCAATATTACCTGAGCATACATAATTTAATAATAAATATTACATAAAACATATTTCTATTTTAATTATTACATATCACACAATTAATTTACTTAATGCTTATTTTGAACATATACGCATAATTTCATTTTTAATCTTTTCCTTCAATTCTTTTCTTTGCTCCTCATCAGGTCTTGTAGATTCATCAAACAATTCCTCATTTGACAATTGATATACTGAGCTAACTATAGGTGTATCACCTTTTACCCTTGGATATAAATGCCAATGAATATGAGGACACCCATTTCCAAGTAGTTCGTAGTTCATCTTGTCAGGTTTAAACATATTAGAAACAGCTTCAGCTACTATAGACATTTCTTCAAGATGTTTAATTTTAAAAGATAGTTCTAAATTATGTAATTCAGGACCATGCTCTTTACAAATGAAAAGGGTATAGCCCTTGAACCTTTGAAACCATCCTAAAACTACATATCCTGTTTCAAGTTCCATAATAAAATATGGATCATCCTTAATATTTTTTTGCATTTCACACATTTTACAGTTCATTTTACATCCCCCATATAAAGACTATTAATTATAGTCAATTGACAAATTATCTATTTTTTAATTTTTTATTTCCGAATTTAGCATTGTAAATTTTCTCTAATTTTTATAGTTCATTTTCCAGCTCTCCAAGTTCATTAATTTTTTCCTAAGTTCACTATTTTTCCTCCTTATTTTTATTGTCCAAGTTATCATATTATCCCAGATTTTTATATAAATAGCAAACTTAAACTTTTTGATTGAATTTTTAATATTTTATCTCTATTATTAATTTTATTTACCCCTTTTACTGCATTTAGTGCTATTTCTATATAGAAATAGGCAATAAAAAAGAACCTTGTTGGTCCTTATATATTGCCTTTTAATTATTATTTTTTAGTTCGTCTTAGTTATCTAAGATGTAACATCATTATCCAAAACCTTAAATACCATTTCTCTTAAATTGCTTAAATTGGGTACATCTTCTCTTGTAATATTTCCTTCCTTTATATTTCTTGCCCAAATTTTTACTAATCCACTATTTTCATTAAGTTTAAGCATTAGCATTACCTCCTGTTATCATTGAAGTTAATTCTAAGATAGCTTGTTCTTGCTCTTCAATTTTTTGCCTCAATTCTCTAATTTCCTTTTGTTCTACTGATTCAGGATGAAGTAAGTCCTTTTCATTAATTTCAAAGTATTTGTATACAAGATTATTGTTTCTCTTATCATAAAGTAATTCAGCTCTGTAACCTTCTCTATTTTCTGGTTCTGGAACGTCTTCTTTGTTTATTAAGACACCTTCTTGTAATAATTCTTCTTCAGTTTTATTTAATCCATCTTCCTCATGAAAAGGACAATAGTGTGTGAACCCTATTATAAATATATTTTCTTCATCTGTCGATTTAAATTGACTTATAAAAATTTTATTTGAATTCATCTTTATTCATTCCTCCTACATTTTTAAATTATTTTTGTGTTATTTTATAGATACCGATTTAATAACTTTATCTTCTTCATAATAAGTTGCGTATAAACTTGTAGACATTAGATTAAGAGTTGTTTTACTGATATAGAAGATAAAATTTTTCTTTCTTCCGCATATTGCATAATAACAGGATCTGAGGTATAATGAGTAAATTTATATATATCTCCTTCATTTTCTACAACTATAGCACATGATTCTGATTCACTACCTATTAAACTTTTTCTATAAATCAAAGAATTTGTTTTAATAGAATATTTTGCAATTGCACTAGTGTAACCATTATTATTAGTAGGTAAAAAATAAATATATTCATTTTTTTTATCAATATCTGCATGTTTATATGAATAATCACCCATATCATAAGATTTTACCAATGTATTATTTTTTAAATTATATTCATATAATTTTTTATCAAATTTTTTACATAAATATTTTCCTTGTTCAATTTCTCTTATAATGTCTAATCCATAATCTAATAATTCATTAGGTTCTTTAATAATATTATCGTTATTTAAATTATATATTTCAGTAAATCTATTATAATAAAGTTTATTATTATAAACAGCACAGATTCCACTTGAACTTAAACTAGGTTTTGCATTAATAACCTCTATCGTAGAAATTAATGCACCAGAAGGATTTAATACATCTATATACTGCACCTGACCGCCAGATAGACATCTTGGTGAATAAATTTTATCATTATAATAATCTACAAACATTTTCTCAGATGGATATTCTAATTTTTTATTCCATATTGAAGAACCGCTAAGACTACGTTTCTCTATATATGGTGTTTTTGATTTCCTATCATAATAAGCTATTAATATAAAAGTATCTACCACTGTAAAATACATACCATCATCTTTTGTTATGCTATATACAACACTATTCTCTTTTATATCATATATTAATAAATTACAATAACCCCAGGTATCATAATAACGAAAATATGCATATTGTCTATCTTGAGATATTTGCACTTCAGTTAAATTTCTTATACTAGAACCAATTCCTTTCTGTTTTATTAATAACGGATCAGAATCTCTGGTATATTCTATATTTAATTTATCTAATGGTATATTGTCCCCACTGTTATACCCTGTTTTTATTTTTCTTATATTAGTTGCCATTACATCAAATGTATCGTTAGCTAGCGTACTTATGCCCTTGTCAGTAATGGCACCCGCTACTTTAATTTTTCCACTACTGACAGATTGAAAAACCTCTTCTTGTTTTTTCGTTATTTCATCCAAATGCGACTCAACTGACTTACCATTATTGCAATTTATATCCTCTGCTTTTAGAACTATATCTCCAGTTTTAGTGTTTACACTAGTAACTGGAACTTTAATATTTTTAATTTTTTGCTCTAATACTTCTATATCTTTTTTAGTAGCTAATATAACAGTAGGATCTACCTTAAGTGTTACAGAGTTAGCATTGCTTACTTCTAAGATTGTTCTTATAAGTATGTCTTTACTGCTTCCATCCTTTGTTTGTGGTTTATATGTTTCTGGATATTTTGCCACAGCTATTACGTTATCTTCATCATCAAGTATTGCTGCTTCTCTTATCGTAAAACCACCAATTTCACTAGGAAGTATTACCTCTATAATTATCCAATTAGGATTTTTATCATCTACCCTAATATTATTTATATTTCCTTCCCATACCTTATGCTTAAGTTCTGTTTGTTCCTCTGTTGGATTATAATATGCTCCATTACTATCCCCTACTTGAAATTTACAAAAGTTAACCTTTGTTCCAAGTGCAGTTGCATTTGCTATTTTAGCTTTTCCCACTTTTGTGAGTATTGTATAAAACTGTTCTGACATTAATTATCACTCCTTTGGATATATAGTTATATTCTCTACACCAGTATTACTTCCAAGTGCGAATTTAACAGTTCCCTTGCTTTCAATACTTTTAGGACTCCAAGGATAAATCGTTAATTCTTCACCTATAGTTGTACAAGCTCCAAAATATATATTTGATTTAATTTTTTGTACTAATGATGATTTCAATATCATATTGCAGGGAATTATATTTCTAAAGTTATCAGTTATTTCATTAAAGGCATTCCAGTCAAAAGTATTTATAAACACTTTAACAAGATAATCATCATTTTGTACTTCAACTTTATAATTATCTTCACCAAATAAAGTCTCCAACTTTTGTTCAAGAGCTCTGTGAGTTATAGGCATTTTATCCATTTTTCTATTTTTAAGTCTAAGCCTTCTAAAATCTAAACTTTCATTTTTCTTGTCTGGTTTTATTTTATATAAGCTTTCTCTTTTACTGATTCCATAATCAGTAGCTGTATCTATAAAGTTTTCTTTTAAAATCTTAAGCTGCATACTTTCTATTGAATCAAACTCTATATCCTCAGCATTCATAATTTCTTTAAACTCTGCTATATTTGCTATTTTTGATGGTAAAAAATCAATTAATTTCTTTTTCACTTAGTACCACCTCTTTAAAATTAGGAATAGATTCTTCATCTAAAGTTAAGTTCTCTTCTTTTCCATTTATTTTTGTATTAAATAAATCTGCAACACCATCTATATTTAATATTCTAGCTTCTATTTGATTGATTCTAATTATTATATTTTCTTCATCTTCCCATTGTTTTTTTAATTGTAAGAAGTAATCTTTTATAGTAGTCTTTATTTCTTCCTCTACTTGTCCTATATTAACATCCCTTTTAAGTAACAGCTTTGTTTCAATAGTTATCTCTACATCTTTGCTGCCTAAAACTTTTACTACATGTCCAACCGGTGCAATTCCTAATCCTTTTCCCTGATTTTCTATTGGATCTAAAGTAGTTTGCACTATATCTATTAATTCAACAGTTGGTGTATTATAAGCACTATCTAAAAACACTATTTTTACAGTACCCCCACCATTCCAGACTGGAAAAACTTTAACTGGTCCAACACCTTCAATTGATTTAACTTTAACTTTATAATCCGCTACATTCCCACCAAAAGCTTTTTCATTTAAATGTGTAATATATCTTTTAAATAATTTTTCATTTGTTTCAACATTCTCTCCTGGAATAATTAATTCGCCTAAATTACATATAGCTAGATTTTCTATATATTCTATTGGTAACATTGTTCCACATATAGAATTGCTATCTTCCCCTGTACTTTCACATTTCATTTTATAAATTCCAGTAGATATTTTTTCTGTAGCAATAAAAATAAAATCATCTATAAAAAACCTACTATTTAAAGGTATATCTATTAAAATATTTTCATCATTATAAAAATACCCCTTCTTTATAGAGCATGTTGCTACTTCTCTTTTCATTCCCTCTTCTGCAACCCTTAAATTTAAAAACTCTATTGGCATATCTACACTTGCAAATGTATAGTCTAAAAATCTATCCATATCTGAATACATTCTTCCTAATTCTTGAGCTGCAGGAGCTAAGGCATTATATATTATTGAGCCTTCGCTCTTATCAAAATCGTCTGGTATTTTATTTAACATATTGTTTAATATAATCTCTTCTGTATTCGCCTCAAACAATTGGTTTTTTCACCACACTTTCTATAAACTCTCCATAAATAGAAAAGACAGTGAACTTTATTAAAGCACTGTCTTTTTCATAGTTAAATTCAAAATTATCTACATTTTTTATTCTATCATCTTCAAGTAAAGCTTCTTTTATTCTACGTTTAAATTCGCTTTCTATTATTAATTTATCCTGTCCAATAATTTCTTTAAGCTCACTTCCATAATTCCAACTATAGATTGTGTATTCATACCTCTCAGTATTTAATATTAATTCTATAGCTTGTTTTAATGCCTCTATTCCATCACAAAAACCAACTATTCTTTCATCTTTTATTTTATATGTTTTTGTTGATATACTATTTTCATCTTCTATATTAATAAAATCATATATAATTGATTCCTGTGGTAATATACTTACTTCACTCATATTACACCACCTTATCTAATATTAAATATTGAGTTCCCTGCTTTATTCTAAGTAATACAACTTTATCTCCATTTTTTAATCCTTCTCTTATTACTACTTTCTCTAGACTATTAGATGTTGTACCATTACTATATGTGTGGTTATGATTTAAATTTATCTCATATCTTTGTAAGTTTTCTGGAACTATAAAAAATTCTTTAGATAAAGTCTTTTTCTGTTCTACTTTTATGATTAAATTATCAGAATCTAGTATTATGCCAAACTCAATATTAAGAGGATTACTTGCATTTATTGCATCTACTCCAGCTTTTTTTATGGTTTGTATCATTCCCATAATTACACCACCTTTAAATCAAAATCCATTATATGACCATCCTTTGAAAATTTATGAGTTGCTTCTTCAATTAAGTAGTATTGTTTTATATCTCTTTTTTTAATATCTACATATACACCTGATCCTCCTCTAAGTTTCAAATCTAAAGTTGTATCAGTACCTATTACATCTTTAAGGCTTAATTTTTTAGTTTCTTTATTTTTAAGCTTTAAATTTCCATTAACCATTTCTTCTATTTGTGCTTTATTTAACTTATCATCAACTTTTTTAAATAATTGTAATCTTCCCCATTTAGCTATATTATTGCTATCTTGTGCAATATAAACATCTCTTCCACCTTTTTTTTCATTATCTTTTACAAACTTTATTCTATTGTAGCTCTCTTCAATAGAATTCTCCCAATCGTAATCTCCAAGATTACTATCATCACTAATAACAAGCTTTTGTTTCATATTATTTATATCCCTTAAGTTCAAGGTTCCAAATTCATCATATAATACAAATGTCTTAGTATTAGCTGAAACTGTCTTATCCAATGCACTATAAATAACATCTAAATACTTTTTATCATCTTCTTGAATAGTTGGTATTATATAGCCTGTATCCTCAATAGTCCCAACCTTTAGGCTAAGATTTTTAAATATTTCTTTTGCTATATCACTAGCTTTTTTATTTACTCCAACATATACATCATTGTACATTAAATATTTAATTTGATCATAAGCTGTTATTTTTATTTCAGGACTACTATTTCCTTTACTTTTAAATATATAACCATAAAATACATTGTTATTATCTACTTTAAATCTTACAACATCACCATTGGATATTTTAAATAAACTATCTTCTATAAATTCTATGTCTAAACTTGATGGCCCGTCTTTTCGCTTAGTCTTCCATATAACTTCTTTAACAAGTTCAGATATATCAAATATATTTCCTTTTTTATCATCAATTAATAGTTGTATTTGCATATCAATTTTGCCTCCTATGGAAGTTTTAAAACTTGTCCAACATATATTAAATTAGGGTTAGAGATGTTATTTAACTTTGCTATTTCTTTATATCTATTACCATCACCTAAAAATTTTTTAGATATATGCCATAGTGTATCTCCATTAACTACTGTGTATGTTTTTACTTTTTTATTATCTGTATTTCTAATAGACTTTGTTTTAACTTTATTTGATTTAGCTTTAGATAAATTATTATTTACTATTACTACTTTTCTAGCTACATGATTTTTATATCTTTTAAGCTCTATTGAATAATAAATATCTCCAATTTCTCCACCATGTTCTTCATATTTAAAATTTTCTATTGTAAATAAATCATTTATTTCTAACTGTCCACCAACTAAAATAAATCTTAACTTTTGTTTTTTCTCTCTCCACTCTTTAATTTTAGTAATATAAAAACTCGGTTCAAATACTTGTTCCGAGCTTACATATGGTCCATTATTTAATGGAAAATAACTTTCAAAATTTATTTCTGTCAATTTAGGACTATTAATTTTACTTACTTCTCCTAAGTTTATTACATCATATGTTTTGTTGTCACCATCTTCATTTATTTCTATTTTTTCTGGGAGCACTGGAATTATAAAGCCTTCTTCTCCATTTTGAATTCCAATATACATTTTATACATTATGCATACAACCCTTCTGCACTATTTTCTAATTCTTGTTCCATATAATTTTCTATTGCTGAAATTATTTTATTTATATCAGCTTGCTCTTTTACATCTCCAGTAGTTACTTGAACTGTAGGTGTTAATGTAACAAAATTAGAAATACTTTTTTCTTCTGCTAAATCTCTCATCATTTCTAAATATTCATTAGAAATATCTATTTTATCATCAATATTCTTAAGATGATCATTGGCTTGATTTATACCTTTTCCTGCATTATCATTTAATCCACTTACTGGTGATTGGGCTATTGGGGAAATTTGTGGCATAGTTTCACCGTTTAAAAACTCTTTTCCTAAAACATCTGGCATTTTCCCTATTTCGCCTAATCCATTAAATTTATCAGAAATACTAGATTCAAATTTTTCTCCTGCATTATATCCGGCATTAAAAAACTGTTTATATTCAAATCTATCTAAATGCATTGATTGTGAATCCATTCTAGAAACTTTAACTTTAGGATTTCCTACAAACTTATTAACTACATTGCTAAGTCCACTTCTCCAACTATTTACAGCACTAGCAAGATTAGAACCAAATATTGTATCAATTGCCGATGCAATTCCGCTAAGTATACCTAGCACAGTATCTGCCATTCCTGCAAATAGTCTAATTATGGAACCTATTGGATCATTAAATACATTAGCAAAGAACTCTGCAAATACCGCTAATTGGTTACAGATTAAAACTATTATATCTATAACTAAATTATAAAATGTTACAAATAAGTTTCCTATAAATGCGATTGCAGCCATAAATGCTCCTGCAATTAAACCTGTAGCACTTATTGAAGTACCTGCAAAATGATTAATAGCTGCTATTGCTACATAAAAAAGGGTTATTAATATTATTATACATATAATAATCCATGTGATAGGACATGCTGCTATTGCTGCATTTAAACCATCTTGTGCAATTATAAGCGCGATTATAGCTGCTGTTTCTATCCCTGAGGCTATTGCTCTCATAATCTTTACAGCTACATCTTTTAGTGTTGTTAACCAGGCAATCCCCATAGTTGCGTTATAAACAAGTAGAGCTGCTATTACACCTAAAATAATAGGTACTATCATGCTCCAATTTTCTATAAAAAATGTTGCAAATGCAATAACCAAATCAATCGCTCCACTAATGATGACGGATAATATACCTATTGCATTGACTATTCCATCAACTATCCCTATTCCAACATCACTGTTAATAAATTGACTAACTTTATTCATTATGTCTCCAAATTGTGTTATAGCTTTGTTTTTTATACTATTCCATATATCATCAAATGTCTGTGGCATAGTTTGAAACTTAGCATTAATATCATCTGATGCAGTAAATAATGCATTTTTTATAATATCTGCCGTTAAAGTTCCACTTGATTCCATCTTGCTTAATTCAGTTATAGATGTACCTGTATACTCTTCAATTGCTTTAGCTGCTATGGGATTATTTTGAGCTATTGCATCAAAATCACTTCCTTGTAAATTCCCTTTAGCCATTATCTCTGTAATTTTATCCATACTACTATTAGATTCTGATGAAGTTGCACCACTCATTCTTAATGATTTATTCATTAGTTCTGCAAAAGTTATTGCTTCTGTATTATTTGAAAATGTATCTTTTGGTAATGAATCCAACTTTGAAACTGAAGATGCCATTTCACCATAAGATACCCTAGAACGTTGAGCTGCTTGATATACATTATCTTGAAGTTTAGCTTGACTTTGCATTCCATCATTAGCAAATCCTAATTTTGAATTTTGATTTATATAATCATCAGTAATCCGCATTCCTTGTTTAACAGTTTCAAAGCTAAAGAAACTTTTAATAAGTCCTTTAACTTTTTCAGTTAATGCAGTAATTATATTTGAACTTTTTTTAAAAGAAATAGTTAAACTAGTTCCTATAATATTAGATAAATTATCCATCACTAATATAGTTAAATTTAATTCTTCTATTATAGATTGAATTGGTTGGCTCATCTGATCAAAGATTTTCAAAGTAACTGCTACTGTTTCCATTAAATCACCTCTTTTCACCAATAATAAAAGCACCTACATTAAAGTAAGTGCTTTTAATTATTTAATATATTTATCTAATATTACTTTTATTTTTTCTTAATTTTCTTGGCTTCCTTTGCTTCTTTCTCAACAACTATATCTATTGAAGCATAAATGAAAGCTTTTTCTTGTCTTGGTAAACTCATTAATTTATGAGGAAGAATTTTTAGTTTATGGAGAGCATAATGAGCATAATTTGCTTCACCGTCACCCTCCTTAATTAGTTTTTTGCTTCTTCTACTAATTCTTGTAAGCCTTTATTGTATCCATTTATTTCACTCACAATGGTAGACCATTCAGCATACTCACCATCAGTCATTTTTAATTTCATAGCTTTAAGTAACTCTTCTGCACCAACTACTCCCCAAGATGATTGTAATTCAGCATTTTTTAAATCTGGATAAGTTGTAGTTTCAATTATCAAATTTGATATAAACTTATCTTGATCTGTTTCAAATATTTTTTGACCCTTAATAAAAGTAATTTTTCTACATTTCCTTCTAATCTCATCTCCCAATGGTGCAGTTATTGGTTTAAATTTCATTTTTCTTAGTCTACCACCCATTGTTATTTCCTTTTCCACCTCTAATGTCTCCTCAAAACTTTCCATTAAAAAGTCTTCAAAATTTTTCATGTTTTATATTCCTCCTCTTATTTTAATACTGGCTTATTAAATTTGCTTAATAAATCTACATCATCAAAAGTAAATGCAACTTCTTCCTCTAAGGAATCTGAGTCTACATCTAATAATGCCATAGGACATTCATCTAAATTGCAGTTTTTTAGCACAACTGTTTGTTTTCCAACAGAACTTGTTGGATCTTCATTAATAACTGTTATATCAAAATAAGTATCTATACCCTCTTTCATGTATTTAAGCATAAGTTCCCTAAATAAAGAAGTTACATAATAAATTGTTAATGTACCTGTACCTTTATACCCCTTAGCCTTAGTTTGAGTTCCTCTCTTACCTAATGTCTTTCCTTCACTTTTTTCTTTTTCAATTTTAGAGTCAAGCTTTTTTATATAAAATAAATCTTCATTTCTTCCATCTATAGTTGCATATGCCCTTGCTTCTTGTCCACTTATTGTATCTTTAAAATCTAAAAACATATTTTATTACACCTCCACGTCCATATATAATTTCTCCATAGCATCTATCGGTTGTACTTTAACCTTTGCTATTATAGAATCCTTATCTTCTCCTCTTTTAATCTCTACATCTTCTGATTCTACATTTTCTATAGCATTAATTTTTTCCAATTGTTCTAATGCTTTAATTACATCTTTTTTAAATAATGACCTACCATCCTCATTGTTATTGCCTTTTCCTATATAGTTTTTATCCCATAACACTTTAATGCCATTATTTACTTCAAACAATGTTCTTATAACTCTATTTTTTCTATAATCTTTTTTCTTATCTTCAGTAAATGTTTTTAATGTATTTATATCTTGTTCTATAACAACAGTACCATTATTAATAGTAAAAACTATTTCACCATTTAATAAAGCTGCTTCTATTTCTCTGTCAGTATACTTAATATCTACATCAATGGCATCACTGTATTTAAGATAAGTGTTTGATTGATTTACATTTGCTCCTGCAGTAGCACCTGTAATAAAAGCTACTGCTTTTTCTGAATGGACTTCTCTCCCATCATTTAGAATTACTCCATTTTTTACACTAAGTACATTTTCACAATCTGCTTCTGGATAATTCTCTAATACTAATTGCACTTGTCTGCCTTCACTTTTTAATCGTTTAATAAATGTTGTAGCTACTGCCTTTATAGTAGAATCTTTAGTACTTATTCCCATAGCATGAAAATCATATGGCTCTACAGAAGATAGGTAACCTACATAATCTTCATTAGTAACAGTACCATCAGTACCACCTTTTAATGATAATCCTGCTGTAGTTTTTAACTTACCAGTTCCTTTAAAACATATATAATCATTTGATTTTAACTCACTAATGTCTGTTACTATTTGTCTATCAACTTTATTTCCTTCAAATATAGTTATTAACTCAAATTTAGATACGTTATCTATATTATTTTGAATTACTATATTAATATCATTTCCTTTAGTTCCACTATATTTAGCTGTAACTGTTAATTCTTCTAATGTCGCAGTAGCTTTTTCACCTTCATTAAGCCTATATAATAAAAGTATTTTAGCTCTTTTAAATATTTCTCTAATAAGTAATGCATTTTCATCATTTATATTGATTCCTATTTTTTTATATAAATCATCATCACTATGAATTTCAAGCACTTGTCTTTCCATCCCCCAAGGCAATGTTAGAGGCATTGTTGCTACCCCTCTTTCACCAATTGAATTTACATCATTTTTTTTAGATTTAAAATTAATATATGCTCCTGGTCTAATTTTGTTTTGTTTTGTCCATGTTCCTCCTGCCATTTATCTCACCTCTTCATTTCTAAATTTATTTAAAATTTTATTTGCTTCCTCTAAACTATATTGTTTATCTTCTAATACAACTTTCAATATATCTTTTTCTATAGTTTTAAATTTGTTTGACCCTATTATTTGATCTTTATTAAATTTCATTGTGACTTTTTCCATTTAAATATATCTCCTTTTTTAAATTATTCATTTTAGAAATTTCTTCGATTTCTTTTATAATGTGATAATTAATTTTAAAATAAAAATGCAATTGTCCATCTATAAATTCATGTTTCATATCAGTTGCCCTATACAAACTCTCATCAACCTTTAAGTAATGATATATTTCATATAGTTTATCAACTATATATGCGTAATCTAAATTTACATTTCCTTCATCTCTAAAATAATTAATATCAAAGGAAATACTTCTTTTATATCGTCTGTTAATTTCTTTAACCTGTGATGAACTTAAAACTTTAATAAAAAAACAAGGTTTATCAAAACCTTGCTTTAAATCTTTATCATATATATTTATATTAGGAAATTCTTTTTTTAACATTTGATTTATTGCAACCTTAAATTCATTTATACCAGTCATATTATCACCTCCTTTAACATTTATTTAAGCTTTCATTATAAATAAAATTACTTATTTTATTACTTTTTTAATTATGATTACAATGAAAACTTATATTATTAATATTGAACATAAAAAAAGCACTTAAGTTCTAAATAAGTGCTTTTACTAAAGTTATGTTTTTATTAATTATTGTTTATTTTTTCTATGATACTATCATAACACATGGATATATAACTTTTCACGTCACCTTTATGACTTTAATCAGTTATTTTTCCGTTATTTTTATTTTTGAAATTTTGTTATTAAATATATTGTTCTTTTACCCATATTTTATTTGAAATTTTATTTATTGCTTTTTTCTTGATTTTACCACAATAATCATTATTAATATTTAATAATGTACTAACTTTTATCCAACTATATCCTTTTATAAGCCTGTATTCTATTACCTTTCTTTCAGTTTCATCTAAAACCTCTAATGAATTATCTATTTTAGTTATTAACCTTATTTTACTTGCCTTTTCTCTTTTAAGCTTATTTATCAATTTTTCTTTTTTAATATTTCATTTTCCACATTAGAATTGAATTTATTTGTTTTTCCTGTCTTTTCCTCAAAAGAAACTGCTGATACACCTTCATACTCTGACTCAATTTCTTCTATATCTAATTCAATATTTTTTATTTCAGCTTTTATGGAATTGTAGTTAGCTAACACTTCTTCAGTTAATTTACATATATTATTTTTACTTATACTCATCTTTTATACCCCACCTTAAATCCATTTATATAAAAAATTTAAAATTACATATTCATTTTATTTTTTAATTACATTAATTATTATCTATATTTCCAAATGATAAGCCCAATAACTCTTTTTCTAATTGTTCAAAGTCATATTTTCTTTGTTCAAAGTTATTAAATGCATCTGCATTTACATCTTTTTTGACAAAACCACTTTTATTTTTAACATTGCTATATTTTTCTTTTATGAACTTCTCAACTTGATTTAAAAATTCTGGTCCTGTAGTTATTCCCATATCTATATACTTATCTATCGTTTTTTTAAAGTACGCAAAACTTTTACCTTTACATCTTACACAATAAAGAATTACTGCTTTCACAAAATTATAATCATATTCAAATAAATATCTGTCAAATTGAATTTCTGTAGTCTTTTTTAACAAGCATATATTACTTTCAAAAATACTTTTTAAATCATTACTATTAGTAGTACTAATTTTAGTATTTATATTAAAATCAGTATTTATATTTGTATTAGTATTTAATAGTTTCTGATTTTTCTTATTAGGTAGGTTCCCTATTAAGTACTTTTCCACTTTCGGGTTTTCTCCATTTGGAATTTCTTTTATTTCGGATTTTTTCCCTTTAATATTCGGATCTTCTTCTATTACATAATCATATCCACCCAATAATTTTCCCAGAGAATCTCTTCTAAGTTTTCTTGTAATATATCCCCACTTTTCTAATTCTTTAAGTGCACTTCCCATACTGTCTTTTCCATCCTTACAACACTCAATTAGCTCTGATAAATAAAAAATCCAATTATCTGGTCTTCTTAAAAACATAACCATTAACCCCTTTGCTTTAAGACTTAGTCTTGAATCATCTATAAAGCAGTTATCAACAACTGTATAATTACTTTTTTTATTAACTCTAAATGTTGTCACATCACATCCCCCTTAGTATTTAATAATCTAACCTATGCACTTATAGTACCTTTTTATCGGACATTTTTCAATACAGAATATAGTTGTTTTCCGGACAAATATAGTGCTTATTCTCCGTTTAATCGGACTTTCTTTTATTTTCTTTAATTTATGTTTACTTTACCGTACAAAATGTTATAATATATGTACGGTATATCGTACACTGCAAAATGAGGTGATTAATTTTGAGTATTGGCAAAAATCTTAAATTCATTAGAAAAGAACAAAACTTAACTATTCGTGATTTAGTTCAACTAAGTGATGTTGGCAAATCCACAATAAGCGACATTGAAAACGACAATGTAAACCCTACAACAGCTACATTAGAGAAATTAGCTAAAGCTTTAAATGTATCAGTAAATGATTTTTTTCATTCTTCAATTGATGAAAAAAATAAACTAAAATCTGATACTGAAGTTGAATTAACAAATAAGGATAAAAAGGATATTGAAAAAAATTTAGAAAAAACTTTAGCTCAATTAGAAAAAGAAGATGGCCTTATGCTTTCTGGAAATCCAGTTGACGCAGATGATTGGGAGTTTATCAAGACTGCTATAAAAACTGGTCTTGAATATGCTAAAAAGGTAAATAAGGAAAAATATACTCCTAAAAAGTATAAGAAGTAA